AATGGGCGACGACGAGCTGCTGGACGAGTTCGGCGAATACCACGGCCAGCGCATCGCGCCGACCGAGTCCGTGAATGTAAACATGCAGAGCTACAAGGCCGCGCGTAACGCCGAGAAACGAGCGAAGCGCCAGCTGTGGCAATGCCCGAGCCCCTGGGATTACGCGCAGCGGATCCAAGATGAATTAAAAGGTGAATGAAAAATGGCAGATAAAACTTGTGAAAACTGCATCAATAGAGACGCACCCCCGTTTTCCGCGACCTGTGTGGGCTGCCTGAGTGGCGCCGTGCAGGGCGCCTGGGGCCCGCGGCCCGGAAGCATAGACGAGGCCACCCCGGAAGAGTGGAACAAGGCCACATGGGATTACTTCCGCCGCATCGAGGCCCTCGACAAGCCCGCGCCGAAACCTGCGCTTGCTGTGACGAAGGACGAGGCCAAGGCCGTCAGCGCGTTGGACGTGCAGGTGGCCGGGTCCCATTACAAAGGCAAAGCCATCCAGCCCGTCGAGTACATCTCCGCCAACGGCCTCAACTTCCTTGAGGGCTGTATCGTCAAGCGCATCACGCGCTGGCGAGACAAAAAAGCTGCCGACCGCTTCCAAGACCTTGAGAAAATCAAGCACGAAGTCGATCTGCTGATCGAGATGGAGAAGCGCTATGGCCGATGAAGTCGATCGCGCAAACGACCAGGCCGAGGCGTACCTTGACGCCCGGCTCCGCGAAGCCCGCAAGATCCGAAAGGTGCACGCTACGGGAAACTGCCTCAACTGTGAATCTTTGCTCCCGCCAGGGCTGCTGTACTGTGACAGCGCCTGCCGCGAAGACCACGAGCACCGCAGCCGCATGGAGACGCGCTGCGGAGCTGACGAATAGTGAAGCGCCGATGGTGAAGTGCTGCACCGCCACCTTTTGGTGGGGCCATATTGGGTGAGTCTGCAAAACCTCCCAGCACAGTAGCAGAGACCAGCCGCAATGCCGGGTGTCCGGTTGAGATTGCGGCCATGCGTGGCGTGGTTACTCCTTTGCACGTGCACGACGCGGCCCGGTGGGATTCCGGGCCTCTTAATGTCAAAGAAGTTTTGACATAAAATCAAGTCATGAGCACAGCATCCTCCTACCTCAATACCCTCTTGGCCGAAATCGCAGCGGGCCCCGTCTCCGTGGCCAAGGTGTGCTACGAGGCCGGGCTAGACCCTTCTGTCGTCAGCCGCTGGAAGCGCGGCAGCGTCGAGCCACGTCTGTCTTCCCTTGAGCGACTGGCCGAGGCCCACGACCGTCTGCTGGCAGAGCACCGCATCGCTTTGCAGGCCCTGGGCGCCTGATGCTGATTCTCGGCATAGACCCAGGCGCTCATGGCGCCCTGGCCGTCATCGACACCGCCCGGCCGTTGAACGACCAGCTGATCCTGGTGCGCGACATGCCGACTACCCTAGTGCAGCGCGGCAAGCGCGAAGTCAATGAAGTCAACGCGCCCATGCTGGCGGCCATGGTGCAGTCCTTTGGCCAGATCGAGGCCGGGTACCTTGAGGCCGTCGGGGCCATGCCGGGCCAAGGAGTGTCGAGCATGTTTGCCTTTGGCCGAGCCGTTGGTGTTCTTGAGGGCGTACTGGCTGGCGCAGGCATCCCTGCAGCCAAGGTGCCGCCCCAGACGTGGCAGCGTGCCATGCGCGTGCGTGGCGGCAAGGACGGCTCTCGCGAAAGAGCTGCAGCGTTGTATCCGCGCAACGCTCACCTGTTCTCCCGCAAAAAAGATGACGGCCGCTCCGACGCTACGCTGATCGCATCCTACGGGGCGCAGCTCCTTGCAGCTCTTTGACTACCAAAAGACGGGGGCCGATTTTCTGGCCACCCGCCGCCACGCCTTGCTTGGTGACACTCCCGGCCTTGGCAAGACCATCCAGGCCATCGAGGCGTGCAACATCACCGGAGCGCGCCGCCTGGCCGTAGCATGCCCGGCGATCGCCAAGATCAACTGGCAACGCGAGGTCGAGAAGTGGTCGCTCTACGGCATCGACCTCAAGGTCGAGTCCTACAACAAGCTGGCCACCGACCGAGACCTGCGCAACCGCTGGGCGGCATGGCGCCCTGACGTCCTCGTGATTGACGAAGCCCACTATCTCAAGACAGCGGAAAGCAGCCGCACCAAAGCACTGTACGGCCCGCACTGCCGCAACAACGGCCTGGCGGGCTGCGCGGGAGCCGTTTGGGGCCTGTCGGGCACCCTAACCCCCAACAATGCCTCCGAGCTCTTCCCGCACCTGCGTGCGCTCTTCCCCGAGGCCTTACCGAAAGGCGGCACCTACGCCGACTTCCTGAACACGTACACGCGCTGGGAGATGGGAAGCCACGGCCCGAAGGTACTGGGCAACAAAAACCTGACGGCCTTGCGTGCGGCGATTGCACCGCATCTTTTGCGGCGAATCACGGATGACGTTTTGCCGGATCTGCCGCGCATCTTTGTGTCTGACTTGCCGGTAGACGGCGGCCGCGCACTGGAGGCCGTGAAGAAGCTGGAGGATTGCGTCGAGGTGCAGGAGCTCGTCTATCGGCTCGAAGAGGGCGCGCCTATCCCCGAGGCCGATCCACACATTGCCTCGTTTCGCAAGATATGCGGGCTGGCCAAGGCCGAAGCCGTGGCAGAAAACGTCATCGAGATGCTGTCTCATGGCCAAATCGACAAGATTGTGTTGTTTGCATACCACAGGGAAGTGATCTCGATCTTGCGAGAAAAACTGCGAGATTTCGGTGCGGTGCATGTGTGGGGCGGCGACAGCGACGCGGTACGCCAAAGCGCCATTGATTCGTTCCAATCGCAAACAAACGTACGCGTTTTCATTGGCCAAATCACGGCCTGCGCCACCGCCGTGACGTTGACCGCTGCGCACCACTGCGTCTTTGTTGAGACCTCCTGGGTGCCCTCGGACAACGAGCAGGCCATGTATCGCTTGCGAAGGATTGGACAAAAAAGTCAAATCATGGTTAGAATCGCGCACCTCGACAAATCCATTGACGAGGCAATCCAAAGGACCGTAGCCCGCAAGGTGCGCGGCCTTCTTCAACTTTACGGAGAATCGAATGAGCAATGAAACGACAATCAATTTTGTGTTTGTGTCACGACTGAACGACGGCGCGGCCGAAATTCGCATTGAGACCAATAGCCGCAGCGCCTTGCAGGACGCCTTGGTGCACCTGGGCCTGGCCGCCCCTTCGCAATTCGCGAACGGCGAACAAGAGAGCAAGCCCGACGCCGCGCAGGAAGTCGTGCAAGAAGCCGCGCCCAAGAAGCCCCGCGCCGCTAAGCCCGCCAAGGCCGAGGTGCAGGACGTCGTGGTCAAGGAAGAGCCCAAAGTCGAGGCCGCGGCCGAAGTCGTTGAGCAAGCGCCCGTCCAGGCCGCCGCTACAGCAACCGTGAGCGTGGAAGAAGCGGCTGCAGCTGTGCGCGCCTATGGCGCCAAGAACGGCCTGGCCGCTGCACGTGAGCTGCTGCAGAGCTTCGGCTTCGCACGCACCACCGAAGTGACGGCCGACAAGGCTGCCGACGTTCTGGCCGCGGCGACGCTGTAATGGCTAAGGGTCACGTCCGACTTGGTGGGTCCAAGGCCCACCGCTGGCTGATGTGCCCTGCCTCTCCTCGGCTTGAGGAAGAGGCGGGCCCACAGCAAAGCAACGATGCTGCAGACGAAGGCACCGCTGCCCACGAGCTACTGGAAACCGCGCTGCACTTGAACCGAAACCCGCACGATGCGCTGGGTAAGAAGATCAAGGTGGAGCGCGAGGGCCAGGAGCCCAAAGAGTTTGAGGTCACCCGCGAAATGGCCGAGGCCGTAGAGGTGGCATGGAACTGGGTAAACAATGCCAAGTCCGTGGCCTCCGACGCCGTGCTGCTGCTGGAGCAAAAGGTCAACCTTGACTCATTGATGGCTCCGGAGCCTATGTCCGGATCCGCTGATGTGATTTTGCTGATCCCCTCGCTCAAGCTGATGGTCGTTTTCGACTACAAGCATGGCAAGGGCAAGCTGGTCGAGGTCAAGGGCAACAAGCAAACCCGCTACTACGGCCTGGGTGCGCTGCTGTCACTGAGCCCCGACCAGGTCAAAGGCATCGAGAAGGTCCAGATGGTTATCGCGCAGCCGCGCATGTACCACCCGGACGGCCCGGTGCGCAGCGAGACCATTGACCTGGGCGAACTGCTGGACTTTGCGGCCGACATCTACGACGCCGCCGTGTCTGCACAAGATCCGCACGCGCCCGCTGTTTCCGGCGATCACTGCGGCTTTTGCGCCGCTGCCGGAAGCTGTCCAGCGCGGGCTGATCGCGCCCTGGCTGTCGCACAAGAAGAGTTTGAGGTCCTGGCCGATATGGGCAAGGGCGAGAAGCTGACGCATCGCTCAAACGAAGAAATCACTGCGGTCTTGGCCGTGGTGCAGCCCAAGATGGCCATCCTGGCCTCGTGGGTGAAAGAGGCCGAGGCCTTGCTATACGCCCGTGCAGTATCGGGCCAGCAAATCCCCGGCAAAAAGCTGGTGCCCAAGCGCGCAACCCGCGTGTGGAACGATCTTGAAAAAGTGAAGTCCTGGGCACTCTTGGATGCTGGTCTCAAAGAGGCCGACATCTACACAGCCCCGGAGCTCAAATCCGTGGCGCAGATCGAGACCCTTGTCGGCAAGAAAAACATGCCCAAGGAACTCGTCTCCTCTGTTTCTTCCGGCTACAACCTTGTGGACGAAAGCAGCAGCAAACCCGCGGCCAAGCTGGCCGCTTCCGATGAATTTTCAACCGAAGAATCGAGCAACCCATGACCCGTCTTATCACCCCCGAGTGCCGCGCCTCCTACCCCAAATTGTTTGAGCCTGAGATCAACGATCAAGGCAAAAAAGTTTGGTCCGTCACGCTGCTGATCGAAGACACGCCAGCCGGTAAGGCCTTCTTGGCCGAGGCAGAAAAAGAGGCCGAAGAAGTGGCCCGCGCCAAGTTCGGCAACCGCTACGACAGCCTGCGCAAGTCCCCCAGTTTCAAGTGGGCCGTGCGCTATGACGTCGACAAGTACGCCAGCTGCGAGCCGAAGGTCATCGCCTACGTCAACGCCCGCTCCTACGAAACGCCGCCCGGTGTTGTCAGCATCTACGCTGGCCCCGACGGCAAGCCCGCCAAGATCACGGATCCGTCCATGATCTACCCCGGCGCCTACGTCAAGGCCTCGCTGCACGCCTATGCCACCGACCGATCGGACTCCAAGTCCGTGGCCTTCGGCCTGGGCAACGTGCAAAAGACCAAGGACGGCGCGCGCATTGACAGCCGCGTGAATGCTGAAGACGAATTTGTGGCCGATCCGCAAGCTGCGGCAAGCCTCGAAGACCTCTAAAGCCTGCCCCGTGGGCCCCTTCGGGGGCCCTTTTCTCGTTGTAAAGGACTGACCGTATGAGCTTTGAATCGTCATGTGACTTTGAGACAAGAAGCGCAGCCGACCTGCGCAAGACCGGCGCGTACCGCTACGCGCAAGACAAGAGCACCGACGTGTGGTGCTTCGCCTTCAACCACCCAAGCGACTCCGAGCCTCTGCTCTGGACGCCGTACCCCCTGGCCGGGGAACTGAACAAGCACATAAACGACGACGCATTCGATGCGCTGCGCGACCTGGTGCACGACAAGAGCGTCACCTTCCGGGCTTTTAATGCGCCCTTTGAGCGCGTGATCTGGCGGCACGTCATGGCCACCAAGTACGGCCTGCCTGACATCGAGCTGGAGCGCTGGGTGTGCACCGCCGCCGAAGTGCGCGCGATGAACCTCCCAGGAAACCTCGACGATTCGGCTCGCGTGCTTGGCCTGGTGCAGCAGAAAGACAAGGCCGGCCACCGGCTGATGCTGCAGATGAGCAAGCCGCGCGCCACGCTAGACGACGGCCGCATTGTCTGGTGGGATGACGACGACCGCAAGCACCGCCTGTTCGAGTATTGCAAGCAGGACGTGCGCACTGAGGCCGGCATCACAGCCGCCGTGCAGCGACTATCCGAGTACGAGCGCCAGGTCTGGCTCATGGACCAGCGCGCCAATGATCGCGGCGTCATGCTCGACCGCCCGCTGGCCGTTGCGGCCAAGTCTATCGCCGACGGCGTGGCCAAGAAGGCCAATGAAAAGATGGACGAGCTCACAGAGGGCGCGGTGACGTCGGTCACAAAGCTGGCGTCGCTGCGGGCCTGGATGGCAGAGCAAGGCCGCGAGGTCGAGGCCCTGCGCAAGGCCGACGTGGCCAAGCTGCTGGACGACGATACGCTCCCCGCCAACATCCGCGAGGCCTTGGAGCTGCGTGTTGAAACCGGCAAATCTAGTGTGAAGAAAATCGAGGCCATGCTGCGCGCCGTTTGTGCCGACGATATGCTGCGCGGCCTGCTGCTGTACTGGGGTGCGGGTACCGGCCGCTGGGCCGGCCGTCTGGTGCAGCCCCAAAACTTCCCGGCCCGCTCCGCCCACATGCCCGAGTGGCACGATCCCGAGGATTGGATCGACTCGATCATGCACGCCCGCGTTGACGAGATCGACTTCTACGCCCCGGCCCTTGAGGTCATCGCGCTGCAGCTGCGCTCGATGCTGCGCGCACGCCCAGGCAAGACCCTCGCCGCGGCCGACTATTCGGCCATCGAGGCCCGGGTTATCGCCTGGCTGTGTGGCGAAGAGTGGCGCATGGAGGTGTTTCGCACTCACGGCAAAATCTACGAGGCCTCGGCCGCGCAAATGTTCAAGGTCCCCTTTGAGACGATCAAGAAGGGCCTGCCCAACTACGGCCTGCGCCAAAAAGGCAAGGTGGCCGAGCTGGCGCTGGGCTTTCAGGGCGGAAAAAATGCGCTCATCACCATGGGCGCCTACGACATGGGCCTCGACGATGCCGAGCTGCCGGAGATCGTCAAACTGTGGCGCGCCTCCAGCCCGGCCATCGTCATGGGCTGGAAGGACCTCGAAAACGCGGCAAAAGAGGCCGTGCGCTATCGCGGCCGCGTGACTGAGGCCCTGGGCGGTCGCATCCGCTTTAAGGTCTCTGGCGGCTTCCTGTGGCTGAAATTGCCCTCTGGCCGTCGCTTGGCCTACTGCCAGCCGAAAATGGTCGAAAAGCCTGCGCCATGGGACGCCTCAAAATCGGTGTATAACCTTGAGGCGTGGTCGGTGAACTCCAAGACCAAGCAGTGGAGCAAGCGCGGCCTGTACGGCGGGCTTCTGATGGAAAACGTCGTGCAGGCTACGGCCCGAGACCTCATGGCCGACGCCATGTTGCGCCTCGAAGCAGGCGGAAAGTACCTGCCCTGTCTCAGCGTGCATGACGAAATCGTCACAGAAACAACACCTGACGTGACGGATGCCTCAGAACTTGAGACAATCATGTCCCTAGTGCCCGATTGGGCGCAGGGCTGCCCCGTCACCGCTTCCGGCTGGGCCGGGCTTCGTTATCGCAAGGATTGATATGCAAAAGACCACAGCGCTGCAGCTGTTTGACGCCGGATACACGCACCTCGTCTGTGTTTCACCCCCAGACGCAAAGCTCTCTGAGCACTCCAACATCCCGCCCGATTCTGTCGGCAAGGCCCCCGCAAAGCGCAACGCCAGCGGCACCTGGGGCGGCTACGATTGGCGCAAGGGCCAAGTCTTCCGTGCCCACGCCGAGATGTGGGCCTCTCACGGGGCCAATATCGGCCTGAAGGCGGACCACTTTCCGGCGCTTGACATTGACGTGACCGAGCCATCGCTGGCGCAGGTCGTCGAAGACGCGGCCCTGCTGCATCTCGGCCCCGCGCCTATTCGCACGGGCCGCGCCCCCAAGCGCCTGCTGGTGTACCGCACCGAGCTGCCGTTTGGCCGCATGCGCCTGTGGCTCACGGACTCGCTCACCGGCGAAAAGCACTTGCTGGAATTCTTGGGCGACGGGCAGCAATACGTCGTGGCCGGCACGCACCCCAGCGGCTCGGCCTACGGCTGGGACAAGGCCCTGCACACGATCAACCCGCAAACCCTGTGCTCTGTCAAAACTGAGGACGTCGAGCTGTTTTTCAAGGACATAGAGGCGGCCGCGGATCTGCTGGGCTATACGGCCTCGCGTGAGGGCAGTGGCTCGACCTCGATCGACCGCGACGGCGTGGACCAAAGTGGCCTGCAGGCGCCCAGTTTTGATGCCTGCGCCGAGGCTGTCAAGCTGATCCCCAACACGAACGAGGCGTTCCCCGGCCGTGACGACTACCTGCGCATGGGCTACGCCATCAAAGCCTCAGTCGGCGAGGCCGGCTTTGACCTGTTCCTTGACTGGGCCATGCGCTGGGAGGGCAATGATCTGTTCCCCTCAAACGATCCTGACGTCGTGGCCTCAGACTGGGCCCGCATGGTGCCACCCTACGAGCTGGGCTGGGACTACCTGGCCACCACGGCGCGGGGCTACGGCTACGCGGACTTTGCAGAGGACTTTGGCACCGAGGGGCTACTACCCCCTCCCCCTACGCCAGAAACGCCCGTATCGGCCCAATCCAGCGCCGCCGCGGCCCCGTTGGATGACGATACCGCGCCCGTGCAGTATTCCGACTCGGCCCTGGCCCGCCGCACGGTCAACCGTTTTGGCGGCAATTTCCGCTTCTGCGCAGGTCTGGGCGGCTGGCTGTTCTACGACAAGGGCCGCTGGCACCGCGACGGGGACACGCTGTACTACGCCGCCATGGCCAAGGTCGGCCGCGCGATGGCACAAGAGGCCACGATGGACCAAGAGCTCGACAAAGGCAAGCGCGCCGTGGCCATGAGCCTGTGCAGCAACCGGGTTGTCCGTAACGCCGTCGAGTACAGCCGCTCCGACCCACGTGTGCGCGTAGAGGCCGCCGACTTCGACGCCAACTTGCTGGCCCTCAACACCCCCGACGGCATCGTCGACCTGGCCACGGGGCGACTGCGCCCGCACGACGCCAAGGAACTGCACACCCGCATGACGGCGGTGGGTCCTAGTCACGCTGCGGCGCCTACGTGGACAAAGTTCCTTGACGAGGCCACCGCTGGCGACATCGAGCTGCAGATGTACCTGCAGCAGCTGGCCGGCTATGCGCTCACCGGGTCCACCAAAGAGCACCAGATGTCGTTCATTTGGGGCCCAGGCGGCAACGGCAAGTCGGTGTTTGTCAACACAATCATGGCCGCGCTGGGCGATTACGCTATGAACACCCCCAGCAACACCTTCTCGGCTCGCTCCGACAATGCGCACCCCGAAGGGCTGGCCCGCCTGCGCGGCGCTCGCTTGGTTATCGCCTCGGAGACACAAGAGGGCTTGACATGGAACGAGGCTTTGGTCAAGCAGGTGACCGGCGGCGACATCGTCACGGCCCGCTTCATGCACCAAGGCTCTTTCGAGTACCGGCCCCAATTCAAGCTGGT